ACTGCTTCGCCCTTCATTCCCCTTGGACCAGAGGGACCGGGAGGACCAGGAACGCCAGATATGCCTAAGTTATAGTCACTCATGGGGATTACCCCCCTACGTTCATATTGATTCCATATATGTCTACTATTTCAGACTCTGGAGACGGCTGAATTACCTTGTTTCCATCGCGTAGCTCTTCATACACTTGTTGGAAGAAATCTGCACTTGCGGGATTTTCTTCCACAATTAAATGACTAGCTAGGAAATAACTCCCAGATACACAAGTCACATCATCAAAGGGTATGGTCTGAGTTAATGCTGTTATTGCAACAGGTATTGGCTTATAGATAATTCTTATCTTTCCTACATAGTCGTGTGCTACGTAGAGATCACCTTTGCCCTCCCACTTGTACGAAGGATCTTTAGTATAACCCGTTGAGGATTCCTTGATGATCTGGTCTAGGCTCTTGAAATCAGTAGGCATGGTATGTTTAACCCACGGCCTAAAGTCGGGTATTCTATCAGCAAGTAGGGGATAGGAATATAGGGCCATGTTGGTTACTTTATAGTATGTTGCCCCACTCAGCCTAAACCGTGACTTTGTAGCTCCTGCCGTTGGTGTTACAAGGGCTTTATATTTAGTGTACGATGTAACGGTATTGGGTACGGTAATCGTTGCTAAGATATTCCAGATACCGTTCGCGTAATCTTCCACATATATCGTACCTGGTGCATCTGGTTCTATGTGGTACGCCTTAACGCTTCCGTCTGCCTCGAATGGTATATCGATGTCGATATGCTCTTGTATCTCGAATCCTTTAGCCAATAGATTTGGAATTGGTTTACTATCAAACTCAAATACAGAGAATGTATTATCTGATCGACTCATTATCCCTTGCCAAAGCGTAAGGATGCCAGGAGCGCGCGCCCTATATATTGCAGTTTTACCTCCGTCGATGGTTCCGTTCGCTGACCTCTTCCCGATTAGGTCACACGCTAAGTTAAATATCTCCTGTGCGGTGAACAATGTCTCACCCCCTACATAAAAATAAAGGCGAAGAAAATTAATCCTTCGCCTTATGGTGAAAAGCGTTATTTCTTTTTAAGTTCGGTAACTTTTTTGAATCCTTCCTTTTCGAGAAGGTTGAAGTGATTAGGGTTAGTCTCTATGATTACTACAGTTTGACCATCAATTTCTTTAGAGAATTTCATACTTCGTTACTCCGATCAAGCTATTTTATGACAAAATATTCCATCTTTCTTAGAATCTAAGACGAACGCATCATAACGGAAACGCATGTCAATTTGGATTCCTGAGATGCCGGGAGGATTGTCATGGATCTTATAGTCCTCTAGCTTAGTGACTCCTACGGTTACGGAAGGATGGCACATAACAAACGCTACACTAGCAGGGAGATAAGTTGAAGGGACAGTGACAAGTTTGACTCCGTCTACTTCTCCGACCATACCGTTAATGCGCTCATTCATAGCGACCTCAGAAGCAAGCATGAAGGAGGGGTCTTGCTTGATAAAGCTATAGAAAGCGTAGGAACAGAAGCAAATACGCCCCGTTAATGGTACTTTCTTATTACCAAACCACTCTGTGCCCTTCAAGAGGCTAACATAGGCGTTGGAGGCTGTAATAGGAGTAATCAGTGTCGCTGCGCTGTTTGCTACGGCTGCGGTTACTAAGGCTGCCAATCGATAAGCGTCAACTTCTGGAATGTAAACCTCATTGATTTGACGAGAGAGGATCTTGTTGCCTTGCGCTGTGCTGTTGGTATCATCGAGGGTTTTGCGGTCTGCTGTGATAGTTGCGCTACGGTCTTTTGCTACCGTCATATCTTGTTTGGTATTTTGTTGTTCAGTCGGTGCGCCATATCGCGCTGCGCCTGTTAGTGTGTAATCTCCGAGAGGGGCTGTAGGGTAGCTGTAGGCCGTTACCGTGGAAACGCCTGACCATTCATAATCTTTGTTCACTGCGGCTTCTGTGAGTGATTTAAGTTGGAAACGTTCTACTACCTTTTTGTCGAATTTAGCTGCATAATTTATAGCCATTGAAATACACTCCCTTAATCGTCAAAGCCCTCGAAGATTTTGTCGCCTTTGGTTTCTGCCCCATGTGTTGAAACTCCACCAACGGGAGCCTTCTTCAAGTTTTCTGCGTTTTGTTTTAATACTTTGTTTTCAGCCTCTAAGTCTTGATTGCGCTGTTCAGAATACGCCGCTGAAAGATCCATGCCGCCGTTGTTCACCTTCGCCCATGTTTCTGGCTTTATCATTTCGGCTTTTGTGTCAGGGTAATTGGTGTTGAAGTTGGCATACATCTTGTTCGCTTTATCCTGTTGCGTTGTTGCGGTTTCCTTATCGTTGGAAATCTTTTCTCTTTGTGTTAATTCAAGATCTTTCTTGACCTGTGCTGGTGTGAGTCCTTGTGCTTCTGCTGATCTCTCATAGTGATATTGATAGAGTGCGTCAAGGAGTTCATCATCGGTTTGGTAGCCGAGTAACTTAGAGAGTTCTTCTACTTTGCCATATTTGGCGAGTGCAGGATTTGCTTGGATAGCAGTAAGTTGTTCTTGAACCTTGTCATAGTTCAGACCTTTTTGTGCGAGAGTCTTTGTTTCATCCTCTGTATAATCTTTTTCTTCGTGATTATATTTGAGCCTGAACTTAGCTTCCGCTTTTGTTTCAACCTTCTCAGCTTCGGTGGTGTCCTCTACTGTTTCGGCGGGGGTTTCGGTTGCTTCTTCCTCTGTTGCTGTCTCTGCTGGAATATCAAGTACAACATCTGAGAAATCGTCTGAACCTCCACCAATGGCATCGTCTGCATCCAAATATGGTTGTTTGAACGACTTAAAATTAAACATAATCATTCTCCTTCTTTGCGCCTATGGTTGGGCACGATACGATAATTGGGCATAACAAAAACAGGACGTTTAAAACGGCCTGTTGAGGGTTTACATATTAAGTTGATGTGGGTAGGACTCGAACCTACAAATAAGAACACCGCTATCTACGACGAGTCGAACGTCTTTTAGGCACGGTTCGCCACCGCCCTACGTCTACCAATTGCGCCACCACATCATGTATTTATTATATCATTTAGTAGGGTTTCTTTCCACCCTTAATTGGCATCTTTGGCATTGTTTTCTTTGGTATTGCTTTTGCTGGCATTTGCTTGCTCATCATCATAGCCTTTAGCGTGTCTCCCATGCCCTTTTGTGGCATTACTGGGGCTATTGGTGTAGCTACTTTCTTCTTGGCTTTCTTCTTGAATAGAGGAACGATTGGTTTAAGCAATCTGTTCACCTCCCTTCATGGATTGCATTGGCTTATTTAATGTGCGTTCCTTCTACTCCGCGGTTTTCTCTTGCCATAGTTCGCTTTCTTAGCCACAGCATAGATTCTTCAAGTTTTGTAATAGCCATAGCATTATCACGACATGAAAATTCTGATTTCTGAAAGTGTTCAAGGCGAGTAATAACCATTGCAATTAGGTCCTCGTTGCATACACCATTTACCCCACATTCCTTTATGGGTCCTTCTTGGAAATCAATTCGACATAACAATTTGTTATTAGAATCATAATCACCTTGATATACACTAAAATGATGGGGTGCATTATGTTTCATATCCTCAGGTAATTCATGCCATACCTCTGTGTATTTGCTGCCTAATAAGTCATGTTTCAGTTTTTGCATTAATAAATCGTCCTTTCTTATTGTGGTTTCATGGATTGGCTCACGTCATTCTTCATTAGTTGCATGATGGTTGCTTCTTGCTGATCCTGTGGTAATGCCGTGATCTTCTGCTTAACATTAGGAGGTAGAGAATCTAAAAATTGCGCCATTTGCTCAAACTTCTGATTCTGTGCTTGCCCTGCTTGGTCTTGCTGCGCTTGCATATCCTGTTGTTGTGCTTGCTGTTGTTGTACTTGCTGGCCTTGTTGATCCTGCTGAACTTGGGCTTGTTGCTGTTGCATTTGGTTATTCTGCGCTATCTGTTGTTGGAGGTTATCCTTCACTCTCTCAAGCAATTCCTCGTTTTTGTAGTTGCCCGGCAATGTTTCGAGGAAATCAACCAAAGTAAAGAGGGGATCATTACGTTGCAATAAATTGTTAAGCATATCAACCTGAGCAACTTCGCTGTAGAAGCTGGAAGGACCCACGTCACACTTCACATTCAGCCACAAATCCTTTAGTTGGTCGAAGTCGTACATGACCTTTTGTCTAACTCCCTTATCGTTAACGATAATAGGGCGTTGACCATAGTTCGTACCCATCATATCGACTAAGATTCTGCCTATATCCTCTATCCATTCATAGAGGTTTGCTCGTGGGTTCTCTGTTGGTATGGATGCTTGACGAATAGTAGAAGCGATTGCTGCACCGGACGCTTGCGAGGGGTTGATATTACCTAGTGCTGCATCATTGATCCCTACCATTTCCTTAGTGTACTTAATGGCAAGGTCAATGACTGTTACAATCTCGTTAGACATTGAGCCAGGGTTGAGTTGCCCTATATGGTTCATAATGTTTTCGCCTGGCGTTACTCCCCTTACTCCAATAGCTCCATTAATCATGTTAGACGGTGGAGCAATCTTGTCGGCGTTATAGACTTTCTTAGGGAAAGCTGAGTTCATTAAGTGATACATAACCATAGCGAATTGCCTGTTAATGTAGATCTGATTAGGGATAATGTCGGTACATAACGCTCTGCCGTGATACTGGTTCTCCTGCTTCTCCCAGCATAGCCCGGTCACGGGGTAGTTACTAAGACCCGTATCAACGTCCTTATACATATACGCACCCTCTGTGCATTTCGTAGCTAGGATAGTGTCCTTATCGGCATCGTAGGTGTATAAGAGCATATAGAGAGCTTTACCGTTTTTGTCTGAATCTATCTC